AGACACTGTAAGACCTCATATATCTGCAAGGACAAATGGAGTCTTCATTACGGACGTTTTGGCAAGGACAATACATCCTTCCATACTTAACTACTTGCCCTAAGAATTTGTCTGATAATGCGTCAAGGTGTTCTTCTGAGCGGACAGAGTAACCATGTTTGTCGGCGATACTTTGGAGTTCTTTTTTATAGTGTGGGGTCATCGGTTACCTCCTCCTGTAATATCTTTAGTTTTCAATGTGTATCCACAAGGGCACTGAATGGTAACCTTAGTGGGTTCTACAAGGTTACCTAAGGTCAATAATGGTCTTTCACATTTAGGGCAGGAAATATTGACAATAGTCGGCTTTTTCTTCGCCATATTATTTTTTGACCTCCTGAGTTATCTTGATAATTTTTTCTACGACTTTATCAAGTGCTTTATCAACGGTTTCCCCGGTGACCTGTAGGTTATGAGGGGTCACCTGTTTGGCAATCAGCATTTTGTACATAGTGTCTTTAGATGGAATAAAGACATTTACTAAACATAAAATAAGAAATGAAACTATAACAAAAGCTCCCCAAGTCCCTAGATATTTACCAAGTTGTTTATCTGTACAGTCCCTCAAAGTGCACACTATAAAAATAAAAACACCACCAAGAAACCCTCCAAGAAGGGTGAGAGGTGGAAGGCTTCCAGCTTTTTCTAAAATGTCTATCCAATAGAAAATCATAGGGTCAATAATAGGTTCATACATAATTAAATTCCTCCTTAATAATAAATTCTGACAACTCTTTGCTGTCTGCCAAAGTTGATAGCATCCATATAGTTATCAAAGTAAATATCAATTTTGTCTTTATAACCGCCACCAAAACGGTCTTCAACAGTATAAATGTGTCCGTCGATTTCTACGTGAGTGCCAAAAGGCAGATGATCGGCGGCTATAGTTCGTCCTTGGGTCGCCTTTGTGCCACTTGCAGTTATCCCATCAGCCTTACCACATTCCTCAACGGATGCTGTGTAGGCTGTCAGGGTAACCTCTTGAAAGTAAAAGGAGGCTAAAAGCATACATAAAATTAATGACAATCGCACCACGACCTCCCTATCTTTCCTTCGGTATCCAGTTGCACCCTAAACCCGAAAAAGTCTTGTGCCTGTCTCATGGAGTCCTGAGCTACCTTGACGACAGTTTCAGCAATCTCTTTTGTCCGGCAGGCAACCTGTACTTCATCGTGAACCCACGCCATGTACTGAAAGTCTTTCCCGTGGTCAAGCCCAAGAGCAATAAGATTTTCTTCAAGAAGTAATATCCACTTTTTGCAGATAAGTGCACCCGCCGACTGCAAAAGTAAATTAAGTGCAGAATGGATAGATCGTACATGAAGCGGTCTGCCATCTAGTCCCTTAAGGTACTTTCTACGCCATTTAATGATGTTTCCACGAAGACCTCTCTTTTCTACGAGAGTGTTCTCTATGGCGGCTCTAAGTTGAGCAATAGCTGGTGTCTTCTTCAAAAATTCTTTCTTTAAACGTCTCCCGTCTTTTTCATCGCCGTGCACAATTCTGCCAATTTTAGCGTCACCCGCACCATACAAAAAAGCATAAATAAATGTCTTGGCTTGATTTCTTTCGGGCAATCCTGCGGCAATCTGATTAGCTGTGTGAATGTCACCATTAAGGATTTCATGGGCATAAGCACCGTTATCATATGGTGCCATAAAGTGTGCTAAACAACGAAGTTCAAGACCACTGGCATCAACACCAGCTTGATACCACCCGTCAGGCACCTTAAATAAACTGCGACATTCTTTCCCATAGGGGCTACCAACAGCCGGTACTTGGGCAACATTCGGGTAAGAATGGGTTGCCCTACCAGTTACAGCACCACAAGGATTGACACGTCCGTGGATACGACCATCTGCCTGAACCATTTTCAGCCACGCCATTTTCCCGTCGCTTACTTGCCCAAGCCTTTTAGAAACCATAAGGTATTCTTCCATAGGCACAGCAAGTGCTCTAAGTGCTTCAGGTGCCTTGGGGTCAGCCTTTATGAACCCAAAAGTAATATCGTCAATCTTCAGTCGAGTATCTTCGTAGAGTTCGTCATTATCAGGCTTATAATTAAAATGTTTTGTAATAACCCATTCAAGTTGCTGTCTGCTGTTTGGGTTAAAGTCTTTATAACGCTGGATAGGTACACCAGCTTTATATCCAAGTTTTTTATTATCTCTTTTCGGTATGAAAACCTTACCGGGGATAGGTGGTACTTCCTTGCGAATTAGAGCATCTAAAATAGCACTTCTTTTTCTCAAATTTTCTTCCAACTCCTGAGCTTTAAAGATATCAAACGGAAAGCCGTTACGCTCCTGCTTTGACATCAACCACTGTGCTTGAAGTTCTAATTCAATAGCACCTTTAGGATAAGTGGTGCTTTCCAATAGCTTGTGAAGCTGTTCTGTTACAATAACGTCCTGAACATTGTAATCTAACATTTCTTCGCTAAACTCAGCCCAAGCGTTCTCTTGCTTACCATAAGTACCCTTAAAGACTCCCAAGCGATAACCCCATGCTTCGAGCTTATGAGAACCCACAAGGTCACCGGGAATTTTGCCAGCTTTCATTAGACCGAAGTCTTTATCTTTAATGTTGCTGTAAATCAAGCGAGCTAAAACAAGAGTGTCTATTATTTGACCACGATATTTTCGGTCAAAAATCACATCAGGAAAAAGTTTCTCTAAGGTCGGAATATCATAGTCAATAATGTTATGTCCACAAATAAAGCCGCCTTGTTGGAGTACTTCAAGGAGTTTTAAGGCTCCCTGATGTACCCCCTCGTGGCGGCGAAATTTAAGGACTTCATCATCCATTTTGATAACCATACAATGACCCTGAGTTACGTCCTGATACAGTCCGTTTGTCTCAATATCAAAGTAGGCAATCATAGATCAGTCTTCTAACTGATATTCAGTTTCCAGTTCTTTAATTTCCAATAAGACTTTAGCCCGAGCTTCAAAGAGAGCTTTTTCCACCTTTTGTAAGTTCTTACGGTCTTTTTCTGCACGATCAAATTCCATGTCGATACATTTATAGCTTACTTTCTCAAAAAAGAGAGCCAAACTTTTATAGATTTTTCTTAACATTGTTTATCAATTCCTTTCATATAGTGCCGTTTTGCGGCTTCTATTTGCCTTCCTTTAGCAAACGACGAGATTGGTTTCAAATAGCCAATAACCCTAGTTCCGTAGTCTAATTCTTTCGAGCCACAAGTATGACATTGGTCATAGCGGGTTACCGGATCAATAGCCCCGCAAGACTTGCAGATGGTACAAAGAACGTTAGTTGTCCAATATGGCACACCAAGACGACACGCAATTTCAATAAGTGCTTTAGCTTGATTGACTGTCGGTAATTGACTGAGATTCAGATGACAAGCCGCTCCACCATCAAGATATTGTGAGACATCTTCCGAATGGTACTTTAGTCTATCTAAAATTGTCAGTGAGTCATCCTCGACAGGAAAGAAGTAGCTATTGTAACAGTCACGTGGAACCCACAGCCCGTCTTCTGTATCCCACTTAGCATTTTTGATGCCAAGGTTTTCAGCCGGGACAAATTCAGTATTAAAACGAATGCCGTAAGTTTCACGAGCCTTTTTATTGTCTTCTTTTATTCCTTCAAGAATGACTCTAAGGTACTCAGGATAGTCGTTAGTTCCCATACGTTCCCGCATAGTGAACCATTCAAAACTTTCAAGCGCACCATTTATCCCGATAGTTCCAAACTGTTTGTCAAGCGCAATGTAACCTGCCTGATAAGATGGCAGGATACCTTTATCAATGTATTCCTGCACAATACTGTGAAATGCCACTAGATATTTATGGATACGGGCTACTGTCTGTTTAGGAGCATAGTAGTTATCTCCCTCACTAATACTTTTTTGCATAAGTCTGTTCAGGTTCATTGTAATAACTTGAAAGCTCCCTGTTGATACACCACCAGCACCCAAAGTATAACTGAAGGTATTGTCTGCCATTTCATTACGCAAGCGACAACAGGAAGACAAAGAGTCTGCTGAAGTGCTCTCATAGTGGAAGAAGCTGTGCCCTTTAGACATTTGTGTTGCCAACATTTCAGTAAACGTTTGGTCAACCGGAAGACGACTTTCAGGGTCTACAAGATACGCCGCAGTCAACACCGGGAACGTCAGCAGTTCCTTTTTTCGTTCATCTCTGAACCAATCCATGAAAAAGCCTTGTAATTTCTTGATGCTTTCATAGTCAGGCTGAGAACCATCCGGGAAATAAAATTCATCAAAAAGGGATTTAAAGTAGTTTTCGTCAAACACCGAGATATTCCAAAAGACTGACTGTGCCCCACGTGCGGCGGCGGGTTGATTCATTGCGTATATAACACCCTGAAGCTCCTGTGCAATGTCCACGGGATTGGTCAGTAAGTAATCTCCACCATATGTCTGTTGAGCGAAGTAGTCAAAATACATAAGAAATTCTACAGTCGCCACCGCTCCGGCAAAGTCAGACGCAACCTGATAGACAAGGTTCACAAAAGAACCACAGAAAGACTGCAAGTTCTTAGGTGCCTTAGAGGTTCCACCGAGAGTTTTAGTACCTTCCATCAAGAACGGGTAAAGTGTGATAGAAGCACAGTATGGTCGTAAGCTGGTTTCATCATGGATATAAATTAAATGTTCCTTAATGTCCCGCAAATAGTTATCTGCTACTTCAGACCCAAACATTTCTAAAAGTTTAGAGTACACCCTGTTTCTATTGACTTGGATATATTCTTGTTTGAATAGTTCCGCTTCTAAAACCGCTAAGGTTTTATTCGTCACATTGGCGTTACTGTCGACTGCACTTCCAGTTGCAGGATTTTCAGCATTGATGAAAGTATTAATAAATTTTTCTTTATCTGATAGATATTCTTTTGAAAGTTCTTTCAACTTTTTCTCCTTTCTTAAGACTTTTGAAATAGATATGTAATATCTTTCCATTCTTTACTTTTAGGGTCACGGGCAAAAAATTTTTGGTTGGTCTGTGAATTATCAAGACCGCCTTTTTCCTCAATAAATTCACCTGTTTTTAACCAAGTTAAATTTATATTCTTTCGTAACTCTTTATTGATTGTCGAATTATAAGAGGCACCACTGTAGAGACCTACCGGGAGAATTTCAGACAGTCTTTTAATAGCTTCCTGAAGGATAGGTAACGAGATACCATTTGTTGTACCTCCCATTAGAAGAATAGCGTTCGCGCCTAAATTTTTCTGTTCCTGTGCTCTTTTTTGGATGATGTTGAAGTCTACCCAAATATTTTTTGGTAAAGGAATACTGAGATATTCAGAATGACACCCCGGACATTTTCCATGACAGTTGCCAATAAGAAACACTGCGGCTACCTTATCAGGTATTTCTGTTAAAGAAATAGTCATATCAACAACGGGTAATTTCACGATCTCTTACCTCCATAAGTCTATTAAAGACAAACCAAAAGTTATTTTGGCTTTCCAGTCTTGGCTTCGGTTCAATGAAGTCCAGCATTGAGCACAGTTCGGCAAATTTAAAGGTACTTTTACGTACTCTATTTTTCTTACGTTGCTTATCTTTCTTATTAAAAATCACTTTCTGTATCCTCCTTAAAGTAGTCTGCTTTAGACTCACGTTTTTTAGTAGTTGCTTCTAAGCGGTCTGTCTCTTTGTCATATTTCAGATACCCTGCCAGCCCTGTTTCCCCTGAGTGTCGGTTCTTAAGGACTCTTATTTTTACAAGGTTCTTTTCTTCTATGTCTTCTGCTTGTTGGTTTCTTTCAAGTGCCCAAACACCGTCAGATAACTGTGCTAAAGCATGAGAGCCACGCAGATGACTAAGACTGATTGCTCCACCTTCTTCGGCAGGTTGACCATCCACACGTTTCAGGTGTGAGATAATCAAAAGACCAACCCCGGTTTCTTCTACAAGAGACCTAAGGTTGGTCATAAGAACATCTGTCGCTTTTCTTTCATTCTCAATATCAAGACCGCTTATAGCGATTGTGATATGGTCGAGAATGATAAAATCACATTTTTCGGCAACTGCAAGGTATCTTATTTTCGACATCAGATTGTCACTTTCAAGTGATCCAAAATGTTGATAAAAGACAAAATTACCGTTACCAAGAGTGTCATTATAGATTTTTTGATATTCGTCATCGGAAACAAGATGTCTGTTAAGTGCTAATCTTTTCCCGCTTTGGACTGCCATAAGTCCCTTAGCTGTTCTTTTGATGTTTTCTTCAAGCATCATCATACCAACTTTGAGGTTCAACCCTACACCAAAATGATGGGCTATTTGTCTAACAAATGTTGTTTTGCCTGTGCCTGAACCAGCCGTAATTACGATTAGTTCTCCTTTGCGGATACCAAGGGTCATTTCCTGAAGTGGAATTTCCCACGGAAAGGGGTAGCCTTGGTCTTCGTCAGGTTCATCTTTTAGGATGTCCCACAGCTCAGTACCGTTAATAATACCGTCAGGCTTATATGTTTTTGCTTGAAAAATTGCATCTAAGATTGCATCAGGTCGCCCGGCAATCAGACATTCATTAGGGTCTTTTAGTGGTAAATAGGCAAGTTTAAGTTTCCCCGGAGGTAAAATACGACAAACATCGTCTGTCGCTTTGCGTCCCGGTTCGTCCATATCAAACATTACTATGATTTCCTCAAAGTTATTCAACCATTCAAGTTGTTCTTTAAAGACTCTTTTAGCTGATTGACAGCCGTTTGGTATGGATACTACTGGATACTTATTACCGCCTACTTGACTGACTGTAAGACAATCTATTTCACCTTCTGTAATTACAAGGCGTTTCCCTTGTGCCCATAAGTGTTGCCCAAAGAAACGGTGAGACAGGTTTCCAAGAACGCTGAAGTGTTTATCAGCGAACCGTAATTTTTGCCCGATAATGTTACCACTGTCATCACAATAGCAGGCGACTTGACAAGGGTCACCGTTGTAGGTAGTTACATAATACCCATACTTACGACAGGTCGTCTGTGTTATCCCACGTTTACTTAATGCTTCAAAAGTCATATCCTGTGGATGTATGGTGCCTTTTAAAGCCTTTAGGTGTTCCTTTGGTGTGTCTCCTGTTCCATTATGGTGAGTTTCACAGGAAAAACAGAAGGTGTGGTCTGTATAGACTGTGAGAGCGTCACTACTTCCACAGTCCGGGCAAGGTTGATGTGTGAGGACGACCTCACTTTCCATTCTATTCAGTCCTTTCGATTGTTTTTAAATCTTTATATTTTTTCTGCAAGTCTGCAATAAGTCTAGTAAGCACATAGCTTTGACTGTCACTAGGCTTTCCAGTGCTTGTTTGAACGAGGATATAGATTGATACCTCATTATCAGGTAAGTTCCACCCAGCTATGGTTTCTATAGATCTGTCCGTCTCTATGGCACCTTCAGGTGTCACAAAAAAGTGCACGCCTGTATCAAGGGCACCAGTTTGTCGGCATTGTCTGTAGTAATCTTTTAGGTTATTAGTGTTGGTATCCTTAAAAAACAAAACGACACCTAAAGTTTCAGCGCGTTCTCGAAGTTTAATCATTTCAATAAAACTCCTTCTAAGCTGTACTTATTGGTGTCTCTAAGCCATTCTTCAGGAATATAACCTTTAGCAAACTTGTAGCCGTATTTCAGGCACCAGTCTGCATAGCTGGTTTTACTGCCTTTATAAAGTTTTGTGGTCGGATTACTGAAGACAAAACGGATTTCTAAATGTGGCATCTGTTCTTTTACAAGCAGGTGCTTCTTTCTGTCCTCTGCTTCAAAAAGCCCTTTACCTTCTATGATGATACCATTCGGTAACACAAAGTCAGGTGTATAGGTGTGATTAGTTGCAGGGATAACATATTTGATTTTATGCTTCTCGTAAGAGGCATCAATACCAGCATTTTTGAGTTGTTCCGCTAATCTATCTTCCAGTCCGCTACGATATGGTGTCTGAGCGAACGCATAACCACCTGTTCTACTGAAAAATTTACGTGTGGCTATTAAAAGTCAGCTCCATTTTCAGTATCTTCATCACCAGTGAAAGGCGACTCAACGGTTTCCGCATCAGCCACAACATATCCGTCTTCTTCAATACCGAAGCCGAAAGCACCTGCATCTTGCTGACCATACTCCTTAAGTTCAATAACCTGTACTGCTTCAAGATAAAGCGTAACCCCTTTCATGGTCTTATTTTTCCAATAGGGGTTAACAGAATAAGCGACACGTACAATAGAGCCGGAACCTACTTCCACGTTATCCGGCAACGGTTTACCTTTACTGTCATAAATCGGAACTGTTTTCTTAAAGGTTTCCCCTTGTTTATTAGTAAAAGTAGATTTAGTTTTGAATTTGAAATATTCATCACCATCTTTTGTTTCACCTAAGCCAATATTAGGATTAGCAAAGGATTTGCCTTTGTATTCCGGCATAGATTTTGCTTTCTCTACTTCCCCCATGAGGAACGCTTTGAATTTTTCGGTTTCCTCTGCTTCAAGCATCAATTTGATTGTCAAACCTATTTCTTGTCCTTCGTAGGTTTCAGGTTTCCGCAAGTGCGGGTACATTGCTACACCTTTAGCAGTTGTATAAATTTGTCTTTTTGCCAATATTAGATACTCTCCATTTCTTTTAAAATTTGTTTGATTTCATCCAGTGCATCTTTTTTCATTTGAATTGCCTGTTCGTAAGCTTCATAGGCAGACAGCAGGCGTAAACGTGGATCACTTTTCGCGCATACTTCCTCAATGTTGTCTTTTTCTACAGTAGGTAAACTGCAAGTTTCCTCAGTATTAGAAATAATTTCCAGGTCCGCCGGAAACATCCACCACCCATTGTCTTTTTCTAGACTACCGAAACAAGTGTGTCCATTGAAGCCCTCAAAAGCAACTGCTATTGTGCCATCAGCATCTAAACCCTTCACTTCACCTATTAAACCTTTAGGGTCACTAGCAATAGCCTTTACTTTCATACCTACTTTAAAATCATGTACTGTTAACATTTTTATCATCCTCTTTCTTTATTATTTCCCGGTAGAACCAATACCGCCGGAACCACGTTTAGTGTCCTTTAGTTCCTTAACGACCTTAAAAACTACATCTTCGTTCTTTTTGATAAGCATTTGTGCGATACGGTCGCCATGAAACAAACGGCATGGGTAGTCTGCTGTGTTATCAACGATTAAACATAATTCGCCTGTATAATCACTATCAATGATACCAACACCATTACCAAGTCTAAGACGGCTATGTGCACCAACTGAAGACCTTAAGTAAATCTCTGCATGGTAGCCTTTAGGAATACCAAGAGCGTAACCAAGCGGTACAATAGTGCTCTGCCCATGTGGTAAATAATGTTCCCCACAGACAGCAAGGTCATAGCAAGCCGCTTCTTCGGTCTTACTTTCAGGCAAAACTGCATCAGGCTTTAGAACCTTGATGTCGATTGTAAGTGCCTTAGTTTTCTTTGAAGCTGGAGTTGCTGTAATTTCTCTCACCTCCTTTCAGTTAAACAAAAAGTGAGGTCAGAGTTTGTCGACTCTTTCCCCACTATCTGTGACGCTTAGATAAATTCAATTTGAAAATCTTTAGTATCTTTTGGTAGATATACTTTTGCAGGTTTACCACATTTTTGAGCAAGTCTAGCAAGCGCAATTTGAGAACCTGTAATGTAGTCGAAGGTGTCATCAGGGCTACAAGATGCAGATGCTTCTATTGTTTTATCGCCTTTAACGAGGGTAAAAATGATTTTATTACCTTCACGATGCCCGTCTAATTTTTCTTCGTTTAGTGTATTTAATCTTTTTAATTCTTCTAGTGCTTCTTTGCATTGTCTTTTTGAATAGTCATAAAGTGCGTCAAAAAGTGCTTCGTCGCACTCCTTTAGTAATTTTTGCAAGTAATCTGATGCTGAGTCTTTTTCATTAAGAATGGTTAATTCTTCACAGCTCCAAAGACGTTTGTTGTCCCATGAAAAGTGCCCTCCACGAGAAAATATATTTTGCGTCGATGACTTTTTATCCCATTTAATCACAAAGAGCTTAGTAGAGACAGTAGCTACAGTACCATTCCCACACTCTTTATGGTGAACTCTAAGCCCCTCTTCGATTTCCTCAGGGTCGATACCTTTGAGGGGTTCTAAACGACTGTAATGTAGCCACCAGCGACCATCCAAATATTTATTTTTAGATAGATCTTGTACGCGATAAAACTCTCCATCTTTCTTTCTAATGACTACTACAGCACCACGCTTAATATATGATGCTACATCTTCTTTAACACGATATTTTTGACCGACGTAAATATCAATTTCTCTCATAATTATTTACCTACCTCTCTCGGGTTAATAGTTTTACCTTCAAGACTCTCAACGAGCCATTTTGCGTAGTCTTGTATTTTCTTAGCTTCCTTAAGCTCTCCTTCGCCATCCTTACGTCCTATACGACACGTATATTTGATGATATTACCACGCAGGTAACCACGAAATGCTTCGGGTGTCATATTGGCTTGCATGGTTTCTATTGGTTGATGTAAGGTGTCGTAGTGTGCGTTGCTAACTTGTGCGTAAGCATTAAGACTGCATAAGTTAATAAACCTCCAATCATCCTGAGGATACCTTCTTTCTCTTTTTTCTTTATTAGGGTAGTAGAAAGAAGGACAGGATGATCCATCATCACATTTGAGTTCAACTATTTCACCTTTTTTGAGCCAACCAGACCCATTATCATCGTCCATATCATCACGGACGACAAACAGCCGACCTCCTTGCTCAATATACCTTTCAAAATCTTGTCTGTTCATAATTACTTAATTCCTCCTTAGGTTTTCTTTTAGGAGACTTTAAGGAACCATATAGGTTATGACTAATAGTAGTTATATTTATAAGACAATCTATAAATAATACCCTTAGTAAAACTATCAGGTAATCTTTAAGTTACCTTATGGTTCCTTTCTCCAATATCTGTGACACTTTCTACCACAGGACATTTGTCACGAGAAGATGTACTTGCTATCTAAAACTATATTGATGTCTAAATCACCTTTTTGGGGTGGTTTAGGTAATTTCTGAGTAGTCAAGAGACTCATATCATTTCTGAAATTTTCCAAGACATCATTTTCGGTATACATCGTGATAAAAGATTGTCTTACAATCTCATACATTTTCTGTGCTTGTGCTAAAGGTGCGCCATAGCTATCATGTATCATTGCGAAATGTTTGATATTTTGGTCTACACAACTACAAACTGTCAACTGAAGATGTGCGGCATCCATACTATGAATGAAATTAGGTGCTATACCTGATGCTTGTTTACGTTTGTCAATGTCCCCTGTTGCGGTGTTATCATATAAACGCAGTCGCTTTCCAGCACACCGTACCATAACGGTCGTAGACTTGACTTCCATGTACGATTGCTGAACGAGTAAGCCCATTGGTGTAATCCACGACACAACCTGTTTGTCTTTGGTAACAGCTTTTGCACAATCTTGTAACCATTTCATACCCTCTACAGCTTTAACTACGGTCGTACCTACAGCATCCCATACTAATTTAGCTAAGTACCGAGCCGCTTGGTTCTTACTGTCTGCAAAAATAGAAGCTTCAGCTTTAGCATCAATATCAGGTTGAATAGTATCTACCAAAATTTGATCTCGAAATCCATATTCCTTAGAACCATATGCAAGAGTCATAACAGAGCGTTTTGTTACCTTTCGGGTAACCCCAAAGGCTAACCATTGTTGAGCCAAAGTCCTTGTACCGTATTTAAGGTAACTATTACCCTCCTTGTCTTCCGCATCTTCGTCTGTAGTGCCAGTTCGGGCATCTTCTTTTAGCACCTCATTGACTTTTGCGGCGACAATAGCATAAATATCATTAGGTTTATTTGAAGGTACGAGGTTTACCGCCTGTCCACCAATAGGGTCTCTAAGTATTGCACTGAAGTGCTGAAGCCCTGAGCACGTACCATCAAAAGCTACATTGATACCTGTAGTAAACCCTATGATGCTACCGTGTTCCTTGATATATTCCTTAGCTTTTTTATATTCAAAACACCAAGCAAGGAATTGACAGGGGGAGTCTTGTTCTGCCCACCATAAGTTCTCTAACGGTTCCTTCGCAGACATTAAAATCAAATGCTCATTATCCAGTACCCACTGCTTGCGGTCATCATAGCTGACTTTATCTACACCAGCTAAATTAGCTCCTTCAATAAGTAACCAGTCCCAGCAATTCTCGTCTTCACAAGCTGGTGCGTCTGCAAATAAAATCAGTGATTTATTGATGTCATCACCTTGGAAATTAAAACTAGGTATCGGATAAACACGTCCCCTAAAATCCATATTGCAGGGAAAATATATTCTTTCATAATCTTTAAATTCTTCAGCAGTCCTGATATTGGTTAAAGCTCTAAGACAAATGCTTTTCCGACGTGTCTCACTTCTGTACCAGCCTGCAAGTTTCTTTTTGTGTGCCTTAAGTTGTTCATCAGTATAGTTCGGCGGCAAAACACTAGGCGGTACGCTTTCTTTGAGGTTCGGTATGCCTGCGATACCGCCACCACGTTTGACTAATTCTTGTAGTACCGCTAAGACTTCTTTATTGATTACCCAAGGAGTAGATTGAATTGCATTTATAGCCTTGCGTACTCCTTCAAGTTCCAACTGATTTAGCGTAGACATATAAGACTTAGTGAAAACGTCCTGCTGACGGTGTACTCTTAGGAGCTTAGAGGTACTTTGTAGTTCCCCATAGTACCCGCCGTCCATATAGTTTTCCCAAGGTCTCGGAGGTAAGATTGTCGGGCATAGACGGTATGAAGAATCTATGATTTTTTCTTCGTTCTTATTCCAACCATCAAGAAGACTTTGAGACGGCTGGATCTCTAATAGATTGTCGTGTTTGTATTCTTCAAAATATGAGCTTACTTTCAGTACGACTTGAATCAAACTAGCGGCTAACTGCATAGCATCCTGTTTGTTCCATTCAGTAAACGCAAATTTTTCATGTTCCATACGTGCTAAAGCGTAGGCACGTCTATAGAGTGCTTGTACACGCTTTTCTAAGCCCGAAAGGACACTTTTAGCTTTCCCTTCATGGTTATTTAAAAACGCTTGGAGCTTTACTTCGTCATAAAGTTCTTTTGCTATGGTCTGACACAAATTGGAGTGCTGACAGTTTTTCCTTAAGACACCATTGAGTAATACAGAAAAAACAGTAAGCGTTATTATTTCGAACAGTTGTTCTCGACGTTCGCTATAAATTTTGCTTATATCCTCAACTATTAAAACATAACTAGGCTTTGTACCTCTATGTGGCTTTAGACAAGACTCTATAAAGGTTTTTACACCCTCATTCACAGCTTTAAATTGATGACCTAAAACTTTCTGCCCTAAGTTAGTTCTTATGACTCCTCCATCTTCCGTACGTGCCTGTTCATAGGCTCTACGAGTGGCTTCCTGACCTATCACCTTATAACGTGCTTCAAGTTCAAGCTGTCTACTTACAGCGTCCTCCCCAAACATTTCAATCCATTTTTCCATTTACTTTTGTCCTCCTTTTATGCGAACATCTATTTGTAACTACAGTATTATTACAAACTTATGTTCGGTAATCAAGGCGAAAATAAATAGACCTACCTTTCTGTAACACTTTTTGTTTACAATTTGTTCGCTTTATGTTCGCATTGTAATCGGAAGCAAAAAGGTAGGTTTTATTTATTATGTATCGCTATCCATTTGTATAGTTTTTAGGTAATTTATAAAGCTTTTCTAGCAGATAATAAGTTGCTGATATTACGGTAACCCTCAACAGTCACTCTGATTTGAGTACCTCTTACTCGTCCATGCCAAGTTGTTTTAATAACCTTAAAGTAACCAGCGGGTGCATATTCGGTTAACTTGTATGCACTTTGGTATTCTTTAGAAAGCCAACCGATATTCTTTAAGTAGTTAAAGAGCTTATCAGGTGCTAAGCCGTTCATCATGGCAACATCTGATATCGTATAGCTATCTTCGGCTTTCATATATTTGTCGTACTTTTCGGCTTTCGGTGCCAGCTTTAGGATTTCTTGACGTTGTTCGACAATCTTGGTCTTCTGTTGCTCAATAACATCATTAGCTACTAACATAGCTTTAGCAAGGAATACACTAGGGTCGTCTATGGCTTCCTTTGCAGTTTCAGGTGTGAGATACATTTTGTGCTTGCGGATTGCCGGAAGGACTTCCGAGGTTACCCAACGTTTGAATTGTTTTGCGGCAGGGAGTGTGCTATTAAAAATTGCTTGATATAACCCAGACTCATTGATTAAAAGCATTGTTCTGATATTAGGGTTTGGTTCTAAAACTCCATTTTGGGGGAAGCCAGTCATAGTGCGGTTTTGCGGGTCTATTTTCTGCTTGTCTTCATCCTCGATGATACGATACAAAGCATCCAGCTTTTTATAACCTAAAATTTCGGCTACATCTTTTCCTACAAACCATGGCTCACCGTCCTTGGTGATAATTCTTACCTGTCCAAAGGCTTCATTTTGGAATACTTGCAGTTGTCCGTTGTTAATAATGTTGTTTTCTGTTTTGTTGTTTTCGGTGTTCATCATGTGATACACGCTCCTTTTATTTTTTTTTGTTGAGGGCAGGGACTGTAATTATTACAGTGCCTCTTTCCCCTCTATCTGCGACGCATACACGTTCGCTATAATTGTGTTCAGTTTGTATTGTAGAAAAAAACAAATTCCTTAACACAACTACACTTCCCATGCCTGTAGTCGCTTTATAGGTGCCATTTTGGTACTTGGAGTTATCCTCCATGATGCCCACAAGTCAGCTTGTAGGCACTAGCAAGACAACGCTTTATAGCCCGAAGTTCCTTAAAGTCGTGTCCCAGTCAATCACTAGGCTCGCTAAGACAAGAAACATGATAATCTTGTCTTTTGTCATAATAAATTCCCTCCTGTTTAAAATGTTTCATCTATAATTTTTCTGATATTTTCGGTACTAGTTTTAACTTTGTCTCTGTTCAGCCGTGGGGCTTCCAGCAGTCCCTCTAGTACCTCTAATTCATCACTAATATCCCGCAGGGCTGCGGCGTAACTATCTGCTATGCCCTCTTTCTCTTGTATGCTTGCTTCATAGCCTTTTAGTTCATCTTCGTAGCTTTTGGTTGCGTGGGTTAGTTCAGCGGCTACAAGGTCTGCCAGCGGGTCACCTAGTGTATCCC